AGAGAGAAGATTAGAGCGCGTGATGGGTCAAGACCAGCCATCAATCCATAGCGTACTTCAACTGAAGAGTCGCCCTTGATGTCTTTGCTTGGTGTGTACTTTAACTCGTACGGAGTACCCTGTGCGACACCTCTAACCGATTTCTCAACATTAAATATTCTCTCATCAATTTCAAAGCAAGCCTGTATGACTTCTTCAAAAACCTCTGCGAGAATAGTTTGCCCAGCCTTAATTTGAGAATCAAAGGCTCCTAGTAGTGCCTGAACACCTTGGCCAGTGATAACACTAGCGTTGATTGTTCCTGATCTACCTTCAGGATAACGAGCACCGAGACGCATCTCTGATTGGAGTGCTGCTTGCTCTTGAAAGGCAGCGGTAGGTATGTCAAGTTTGACTCTACCAACACTTTGCGGTTGGCTGGTGCGAATAATCGCATCAGGACCCATAGGCAAATCTAAAACATCTGTAGGAACAACAAGAGGTGCCTGAATAGACTTCTCTGCTGCTTCCATTGCTAAGTTAGCAAAGCGTGCTCTGGCTAACTGTACATATAATACATCATCAAACTGTCCGCGTGGCTCATCATCAATACCAGGCTTGCGAGCAATGAAAGTAAGTAACTTACCAACTGGATTTGCTACTTCATTTAAAAGTAAATTACCACGTTTAGGTAAATAAAGAACTGTAACGTTCTTATCTGCATAACGAATAAGTTCTAATTGTTGATTAGTATTCTGATTGTATCCTTCTTTACCAAGAATCTGTCCAGCAAACTCAGGATATTCGTTAGCAAGTTCTCCTATTGTCTTAACATAGCGCTTAGCATATGCTATACAACGGCCAAATCTATCAAACTCAGGGTAAGCACCAAGTGGATCTTCCACACGAATGCGTGGCATGTTTGTTTCAAAGTCTAGTTCAACGTGGATTGGCAAAAAGCCGTATGTAAAATACCAGTCAGCGCCCCAGTACATTTGAGTTTGTAGGCGTGAGTTGTATACATAGTTGTTTGCAATCATACCACGCTTATCAGCAAAGGTACGAGCACGATCTGAACTTGTATTAGTTGTAGAACAGTTAAAAGATGGTAGTGGAGCAAGTACTTCAGATAGATCACGAGCAGCAACGTCAACAAAGTTAGCCACCATAGCAGAGTTCATGCCAGCAGGGAATAGGTCTGGGAATACCTCAACCATCTTACCCTTACGAACAGCAAGAATATCTCCCATACGGGAATCTCTTGCCATGTTACGTTGCTTTAGGTTCTCAACGCGGCGTGCAATTGAATCAATATCTGATAACATCTATATCCTATTCATATACTGACATCTCATAATCAGTTACGTTAACTGAGTACCGAGTATCTATTTGTTTTTGAGTTGCCCACTTGTTATATATATGGGTTTGATTAAATTTTCCATTATTAATAATTTCACGTGCTCTTAGTTCACAAAACCACAGAGCCATAACGCAGTCAGTAGGACCACGAGTATCAGGCTTCCATGTAATCAATTGCTGTATAAGGGCTTTGATGCCCTCCGAACCTTCTTGAGAAGGTAGTTCGATGAGGTTATTATCTTGATGTAGGTTATTTCGCATAGTGCCAAATAGACCAGACATAGCGGCTACACCGAAAGATGTATCCCATTTATTTTTTCCTGTGAATTGACTTGAAAACCTGATACCTCTTGATGCTAGGAATGAACGTAAATCTTCGTCTAGGGCATAAGCCTTTTGATGAGCATTAGTTTCGATTCGTAACTCTTGTGGACTGTATTTCTCAGACCAATCTTCAATTAACTGTTGGATCTTTTGAGGTGTAGGATCCTTCATGTTCTCAACATCTAGTATATAACGCTTACGTGTATTACGATCTACTGTTATAACTACTGCTGCAGTCTTACCTGCCATCGCTGGGTCTAATCCCATAATGGTATACCAAGAACCCGTTTCTTTAGGGTGTCCTGCTGCTCCTGGTTTTAACGGCCCGCGTTTACGCATCCCATTGATTGAGCCTTGTACACAACCAGGTGGAAAAATAGAGTCTTCTTGTATGTCTTGCTGTTGATAAACCAAAGCCCAGGCAGCGGCTGAAACTTCACTTCGGCGCCTAAATAGAGCGGAGCCATCCCATTTCCTGTATAGCCCATCTTCATCTGGTTCTTCTCCCTCTGAGCCTTCCCATGGTATATGGGACTTAGGCCATAGTGTTACCCAGTCATTTGGATCATCATTAAATTCTAATACTGCTGGCATGGACATATAGGTGAATGGTGTCTTACCACTAGACCAGTGCTCAGGACTACGTATCTCTCGATAGAGATCATTAGATGCAATTCTTGTCCCTACAATAAGTAACTTACCAGCATCGCCGAGACGTGTGATAACCTCTCGCTGTAGCCATAGTAGTTGCTTATCCCACTCGTGAGCGTTGGTAGTAGTCACAACGTCATCAAGTATAATCAAGTCTGATCTTGAACCTGTGATCTGACCACCAATACCTAGGGCTTGGACAGTAGGATCTTTTTCAGTAGAGTCACGGGCCACATAGATGCGGTCAGCCTTCCAAGAGTCAGAGTCTTCTTTCCAACCTCCAGCACTTCCGTAGATGGCTTGGAACTTAGACCAGCGTTCATGACTTAGGCGTTGCTTGATTGAGTATAGATACTCTTTAGCACGCTCTTGGGTTTTAGATACAACAGTAATCTTAACATTAGGATTCATGGCTATTCTATAGACACAGTAGTTAACTGTGATAACTGTAGACTTAGCATGTTCAGGGGGTACATTTATAAGTAGCCGTTTTGAGGAGGCTGGTTCATATACCATAGAATCGTGAGTCCATGATGGCTCCCGTCCTTCAAGCACATCGATCCAGGATCTATGATGTGGGAAGATGGGTGAGTCTAGGAACTCTCTTGAGAACTCTTCAAAGCCAATATTAAACTTTGCATCACCTGAGACTATGCTTAGGGAGCGTTTGCCTTCATCACGGGCCTTCTCAAGTTCAGCCATGAACTTAAGGTCTTTCTTCCAGTCTTTGAGTACATCAGGTTTCCTGCCAGCCCTAATGATAGCATCTTGGAGTGAGAGTCCTTGCTTAGCAAAGTCGATAACCTTTGCCTTCGCTTCCTTCAAGGCTATAACGCTGTGGTGTTCTCCACCCGCTTTAAACCCCATATATGACCCCCTATTAAAAACTCCCCTTCGTTCGGCGCCTTCAGGCGCCTCACTACCCCTCGAGGAGGGCATTAAGCCCTCCGAGAAAACTCGCTATTGACGTCCGCTCGTTTTACCCTTACATATATACTAACCCGTTCAGAAGGGGTAAAGCGAACACCTCGTCTTTTTAACACTCCGTATGATTTGAAAAATATATAAGCGGATAGTGTAGTATACCCCGCGAGCGAGGTTAAAGCATCGGGGTCTTTTTCCCGAATGCTTTGACCGAGCGAGCGAGTAAGTGTGCGCCATAGCGCACCTTATCGGGTTCTAAGGGTGTCCCTTAGCGGGGGGCAAGGGGGCAGAGCCCCCTCGTTTTTTAATAAGCGCGATAGCGCCTTATTGGGGCCCCTTTGGGGTGGGGTCTGGGGCAAAGCCCCAGCGTTTTTGGGCATTAAAAAACCCCGCGTGTACGTATGCACACACGGGGCTCGGTTTGTGTCGGGCGACTATCTGCCCGCCATCGCACGCATGAAGGCTTCGATTAACTCCTGCGTAGGAACTGCGTCTGCCACGCTCTTGGTCTTGCGTGGTTTTGTCTTGCTGGTCTTGCTGGCGATAATTGTCTGACCCTCTACGCTGTCCGCATCGTGCCAGTTTTCCCGTGTGGTTTTCTTGGCGCTGTCCTTCTTATTGTCCACGCCTATTAATGATGCGATTGTAAAGATGCGAGCGAATAGATCAGCGTATCCGTTTTCATCGGTGTCGGCTTCGTACTTGCTTGCAAGTGCGTTCATGGATTGGCTTGCCATGCGTAGTCGGCTCTGTGCTGAGCCAGTTTTAGTAAGTGCAGACTCCAAGCGATTAACTATGGATTTTTGCACGTCTGAGGAAATTGGCAGTTGGTCTGCCAGTTCCTTTATTTGTGCGTTCATTTTTTGATCCTTTCGAGATCGGTTTCCTGCTGAGGTTTTCAGCATTGAGATAAGCCTATATCAAAACTAAGCAAATATCAAAACTGAGCGTGAAAGTGGGGCGATTTGTCCTAATTTGTCCGTTTCTATTCGGTGGCTTTGGTTTGTGTTGGTGATGATCTGCCCTATCCGTGGTGAGCGTACTGTCCGATTTGTCCGTATTTACGGATACTCCTGAGCGCACACGTGCTACATACATCGCTGTCGTACAGACGTACAGCCGAAGTCTAGCACGCACGCACACTACATACCTTGCTGTCGCACACTCCCTCGTTTGTGAACCAAATTAAATTATCTTATCCTCATACGCACAGGTTTCTTTCTTTCTTTGGGGCTTTTTGATGCTGAAAAACCGATCTGCTATGATGGTTTTCGGTGGTCAAAAGACTACCAAGAAACTCTCTCAGGCGAGGTTAGTTCATTTCCTTCGTAGGCTTGAGAGGGTTTCTTTATCATCACGAAAGGAACCACATGTATATCGAGATAACAGACGGCATCGCAATCATTATCGCGTTGTCGCTAAGTATCACGCTTATCACTACCACCGCACTACACAACGCTAGACTCACACGTCAAATCCGTGAGATGAACGGAAAGAAGTAAATCATGCCTAACAGACAGGTTCCCCCAGAGGGTACGTTTGCTGGCTACTATCGTGAGATAGAAACTCACGATTGGTACGTTGGTTTGTCGCAAGAATTACGCGATAAACTAAACCACACCTATATCGAGCAGAGTGGGTGGGGTATGTGTAATTGTGGACGTGGTGGACGTATGCAACAGGTAATAACCTTCATGGAAGGGTCTGATGCGTACTCACTATCCGAGCCACGTTGCGAAAGATGTACACGTAGCAAGACGTTGGAACATACGCTTGGTATGT